TATGGGTATGGATGTCTATGGTACTAAGCCTACTAGCGAGAAGGGCGAGTATTTCAGAAATAACGTGTGGTGGTGGCGCCCACTATGGGATTACTGTGAGCACGTAGCGCCCGAACTGTGTAAGGATGTAAGTGCCCACTACAACGACGGAGACGGCTTGGATGATGAGAAGGCCAAGGCGCTCTCTAAAATCCTTCTAGAAACCCTATCAGATGGCAGATGCCTTATCTATGAGAAGTTGTACAACGTAAAAATGGCAGAACTTCCTAATGAGGAGTGCATTATATGTAATAAGACTGGCATACGCACCGACGAGGTGGGTAAAGAGCACAAAATGGATGTAAAAGTCCTATCAGAGGATGAGGCTATTATGTTAGGAAGGGAAACGGGCTGGTGTAATGGGTGTAACGGTCTTGGTTGGAAGCCAAACTGGGCAACCCACTACCCATTCTCAGAGGAGAACGTCCGTGAGTTCGCAGAGTTCCTAGCAGAAAGTGGTGGATTTAGTATCTGCTAGGGTTACCCCCTTCAACTAATCCACCAAATAGGGCTAGCAAGCACCAGCTTGCTGGCCCTATCTCTTTTACCTGGCGGCGGCCGCCTTGTTTGTGTTGGCCCACCCATCGTTCATAATGTATTCAATTATACATTATTCACTTACCCACCCTTTATGACCTTTTTTAATATAAAAAAGGTCATTCTGCCCATTGGGCTATTGGCTTTAGCCAAATAGCCCAACACAAACTGTGGCGCATATCACATGAGAGATTCCTGTGAATACGGCGTGTCGGCTTGAGAGAGCAGAGAGAGAGCACTAGGCTAGAGAGTTTTGCCCTCTCGGCTACTGCCACCCTAGCAGAGAGTGTGACCGCGCTCACAGCCAGATTTAATAGCCCTATCTGCGTGGGGTATGCGGATAAGAGAGAGAGAGAATAAGTTACTCACTAGTAACTCTGTGAGTTTTGGGGGGTATCGGCGTGTCGTTTTTAATATAGATAGAGAGTCACTACGCTTAGGGGAGTGGCAACACCGCCACCTACTTATTGAAGGGGTCTTATGACTACCAACCTTGCGTTGCTCGTAGTGAGCAACACCGAACTAGAGGGGATTCCTGCCCAAGCGCAGACTCTCCTTATTGGAACAGATACCGAGGTCTTAGGGTATCACCGCGTATCAAATGGTGCGAAGGGTCGAGGACAGGCGTGGCAGGTAATGTCCGACCTACCTACTAGCCCTATCTCACACTCACCAGTAGCGGTCGTATTAAGCGACCGCGACCTAGTAATGCTTCAACTAGGGCAGATTACCAATATCGGTATCAAAGCCCTATACGCACTAGAAACCGCACCAACGGCTTCCGCGCCCTTCCCACACAATGAGGCAGTAGATAACCTTACTACTCGCCTAGAGGAAGGCGACTCCACCCTTGCCGAGTTTATTGCAGATAAGCGACGCACACAGGCAGTAGATATTAAGCCTATCAAGCAGGGTGTATTACAGATTCCCGCGAACGCGACCGCGCCCGTCGTGCCTAACAAGCCTATTACTATCGAGGCTAATAGGACTATAAGTGACTCACTCGTCAATGCTATGGTGAGCGTACCCGACAAGGCGTTTAGTAAGGCTTATATCAACCGCAAGGTCGTAGGCGGTCTTACCGACTTCGAGATTATGGACTTCGCTATGAAGTCGAGCAAGAACGTACTTATCGAGGGTCACGCAGGTAGCGGTAAGACGGCTATGGTACAGGCGTATGCGTCTGCACGTGGATATCGGTATTTTAACGTCGCTTGCCATATTGGATTAGAGGCTTCCCACCTAATCGGTCGTTGGATTCCAACTCCCGACGGTCACTTCCGTTGGCAGGACGGCGCAGTTACAGAAATCGTCCGTAACGGTGGCGTACTCCTATTTAACGAGATTAACTTCGCACCCGAGCGTTTTCTCACCTTTATCTTTAGCCTATTAGATTACCGTCGTGAGATTCAACTAATGGAAAATGGTGGCGAGGTTATCAAGGCGCACCCCGACCTACTTATCGTGGCAGATATGAACCCCGACTATCGTGGCACTCGCCCACTCAACCAAGCGTTAGCCGACCGCTTCCCCGAGCGTTTGGTATTCCCATACGATAATGCTATCGAACAGAAGTTACTCGGTAGCAAAGCCCTATTAGATATGGCTAACCAACTCCGTACAGAGTTTGATAAGGGTACTATCAACACCCCTATCTCTACTCGTAATCTAGTAGCCTTCGCAGATAACGCTAAGGCTCTCGGTATGGACTTCGCCACCTATTGCTATATCAACTCCTTCGAGGGAGATGAGGAACGTAGTGCAGTAAGACTATTACTCACCACGCACCGCGACAATATCGCTAGTGACTTCGGGCTACCAACCCTTACTAATAAGGCTACCTTCGGCAATTCAAATACCGAACAAGCCATATTAAATACAGAAGTAGGCGCTCAAATCGACGGCTTCGAGTCACAGGTCGAGTTTGCGACCCCCGAACTTAACGACACTCAAAAAGCGTTTAACACGCTCGTCGATATCTTGCAGGACAACTAATCATGGGTCGCTTCAACGGACACGACGACCTATTCGATAGGCTTATTGAACGTACACGCGAGGCTAATTGGCGTGACGATATCGAGTACGACAAGGAACTCGAACAGGAACGCCTAGAGGAACATATAAATAAGTTACAGGCGGTGGGTGCGGTCTATGGTCGCACCGACCGTATCCTCACCGCAGAGCCAGTAGAGGTACGTGTCGAGGACGATAAGGATATGGACACGACCGCCTACAATGACGGCAAGAATATCGTGTTCAATGCTCACCTAATCGAGGACGTAGATGATAAGACTATTATCTCTCTCAACGGTTTCAACTACCATGAGGTCGGTCATGTCCTTTACACACCTAGAGGCGGTAGCGAGTTTGGTAGGGCAGTTAAGCGCGAGAACCTAGAGAAGTCCTTTAACGTACTAGAGGACGCTCGTATCGAACGCCTACTAATCGCTAAGTATCCTGCCGTAGCACCGTTCATGGAAGCCTCATGCCTAGAGTATCTACTCAAGGGTGACTCCACCGAGTTTGGTGCGTACTTCCCACTATTTACAGGTCGTAAGTATTTAGATATAGAATTGCGACAGGAAATTGCAGATAGGTTTATTAAAGACTTCGGCGCAGAGTTAGCCATACGTGTAGCGTCTATCGTGCATGAGTACCGAACTCTCGTATATCCACGCGACTTCGATAGAGGGCTAGAGTTACTACGCGCTATGGCAGATATCGTCGGGCGCGAAGCCACCAACGAAGTTAATGGTAAGCCTATTATCCCTAACGGTAACGGCGGTCATACCGACCGCGCCGTACAGGACAAGGGGCGCATGAAGGGCGACAAAGAACAGAAAACCCAACAAGATAAGGCTACCAACAACGAGTCGGGTGACGGCGCAGGTAACGAGCAACTAGACGACCCTGCCGACACAAATACAGATATCGACGGCGATAGCACCAGTTTCGGTCGCAAGGGTAAGGACGAAGCCGACGACAACGTGCTACGCAAAGATATCCAAGAACGACTAGATAACCTTAGCAAGAACGACGACGTACAACAGGGTGCGCGTGAAGTACGCAAGGCTATCAACGACAACAATGACCGTCGTAGTGCTATTAAACAAGGCGCTTACTCCAACCAACAGGTATCTGCACAGGTATCTGCAAGCGCCCGAGCCTTCGGCGTAGCACTAGAGCGCGTCCGTATAGATAACGACCCTATGTGGGAGTTAGAGCAACCTATGGGGCGCTTAAATATAGGACGTGCCATGAGAGCAGATATCAACGATATGGACAAAGTGTTCGACCGTTGGAGTGAAGGTAACTCCAACAATGATATCGACGCGATAGTCCTAGTAGATACTTCGGGCAGTATGTCGTGGCAGATTCAACGCACTATGGAAAGCGCGTGGGTAATCAAGCGCGGTATCGAACGTATCAACGGTCGCGTATCGGTCTATAAGTTTAACCACGATAGTAGGCTTATCTACTCCGCTACCGATAAGGCTCAACCAACCGAGTATCGCTACGTCAATTCCTCGGGCGGTACTAACCCTTACAAAGCCCTATTAGAAGCACGTCGCCAACTATTAAATAGCAAGCGTGGAGTGCGTATGCTATTTATCGTAACCGACGGCGAGTGGGATATGACCGAGGAAAACAATAAGGTTATTAGCGACCTTACTAAGGACGGAGTGCAGACTTCGGTGGTCTATCTAGGTAGCCTCAAGGGTTGGGGCGAGTTTGACCGAGCAGAATATGACGAACGTGTCGAGCGTTATCGTCATGGCGCTAAGCACTTCCGCGAGGTCGAGGAACCTAATCAAATGGTGCTAGTCGCTAAAGATATCGTCAAAGCGACTATGAGCGCCCGTCATTAGAACAAGTGTTCGGACTTCCTGCCCTATACAGGGGCAGGGAGTCCGACTTTAATACGGAAGTAGAGGAAACAAATATGGAACAAGCACTAGACTACAAAGAACGGCTACGCGCCCTAATCGCAGAAGCGAAGGGTCACGTAGAAGCACACAACTCAACCAACGAGTATCTAATAAACCTACTAGATACCGCCAACGACTACCTATTCTACCTAGAGGACACCAGCAAATGACCAGCACAAACTTACTGCCAAAGACAGGACAATATAACGACCTCGCACTTAAATATATAAATGGCGACCCCGACGCGATAGCACTATTAGATAGCGCTATCGGTGCAAGCCTTGACCTATGCTTCATACGAAGCCACAAGGACGAGCGTGTAGAGGAATACCTTGACTACCACGAAGTACGTGGCGAGATAGACGAAGCCATAGACAGTATCGAGCCACACATGGAAGCGCTAGGATTACGACCACCGCTTATGGACGAGTTAGATGAGCGTGACTTAGAGAACGGCTACGCAGAGTAAGATAGGATTATGAGATTACAAAAGACGAGAGAGCAACTCCGCCGTATGCTAGAGTTACGGCGGAGTAATGCTTCCGTACCTATCCGTAATAAAAAGAGATACACTAGGAAAGTTAAATATAAAGATAAGGACTTAAATGAGTAACAACGAGGAAATCTACGACGCAGAGGTTATTTACGACAGCGCCACCAGCGCCACCACCACCGACGACGAGTACAACGGTAGAGTAATCGAGGAACCAAGTGATTATTGGAAACTCGTAGCCTTCCACCTACAAGAGAACCACCAACCAAGTATCCCACTAAGTATGGTCGATACGTGTATTAGGGCTATTGAATACGCCAATGACGGCGACTTTAATACGATTATCGCACTCCCCGAAGGAACGTTATACAAAGGCGCAAATACCGCCAGCGTTGAAACTATCGTGGAGAGCCACCACCTTCACCACTTCATAACCAGCAAGCGCGAGGTCGTCACGATTAAGGACGCTGAAGGCGCGGTCGTATATCAAGGTTATGGCACAGAACTAAAGTTAAATGCAGAAACAAATACAGAAGTAGAGAGTAATGACGACCAACAGTAACCCCCAAGAAGAACCCCGCAGCGAAGAAATCGTCTGCGGGTGCAGAGGCAAAATGTGTGACGAGTGCCTTGATAAATATGGAATAGAGAAATAGGAGAGAGATAAATGTGTACGTGGTGCGGAGATAAATACGAGAGTGGCCTATGGACTACTCACCTATGTATTGAACCGAAAGAGAGTGACTATGAAGTGCGCTAAGTGTTTTATTGAATACGATAACGGAGAAGTAATTGCCCCTATCGACGAGAGCGCTATTGACGAAGCCAGCGAGATAGGTCTAGGATTCTGCGTGATGTGCGTACCACCAGCAGGAAACCCTGCCCAAGTATAAGGAGAGAGAATTATGATGGACGATACAGGTACTTACTATATCGACGAAACAACAGAGCCTACCTGCGGTTGCGGTAGTTGCGGTTGCGGTAAAGATGAAGGGTTAAAGATAGAACGTAAAGCCGTATCTGAAATGGACGGCGTTAGTTAATGCAAACCTTTCTGCCATACGCAGACTTCAAACTAACCGCACAAGTATTAGACTATCGACGCTTAGGAAAACAGAGAGTCGAAGCCTATCAAATAGTAAGAGTATTAGACGGTACTCAACAAAGTAACGCATGGCATAACCACCCTGCCGTCTTGATGTGGAGAGATAACCTCGACGCACTCAAGTCCTACGGGAGAGAGATATGCCTAGAGTGGATACGTCGTGGGTATAACGATAATCTTATTACGCACTTCCAGCACAAACCCGCGCCCGACATGCCAGCGTGGCTAGGCGACGAGCGGATACATATATCGCACCAAGCAAACCTAGTGAGAAAGTTACCCGAGCATTATAGGCTACACTTTCCCACAGTAGATGAAACTATGCCCTACCATTGGCCTATAACTAAGGAGAACCTACATGGCTAAAAAGACAGAGAGAACCTTCAAAGCAACCCTTATCAAGAACATGGAAAAGGGTGGCGCGTGGAAGGTTACATACAAAATTACCGAGAACCGTAACAACGGTTTAGGTGGATATGAAGAGATTGAAATTGATAACATTACTACCGCTTGGTCTAACGCCAGCGCAGGTAAGCGTTGGATTAAAGAGAGAGTTCAAAGCCTCACACCACGAAAGAGCGTGAAGCTCGAAGTTACGTCAGAGGACGAAAACGGCAAACCTATTAAGATTTCGGGTACTCTAATTTATAAGCAGGAGATTTAAATATGAGTTTCATTGAACCTATCGTTCCAAACCCAGAGTGGGGCCGTCCTAGCCCGCACATCCCAGATGAGGAGATTTACGACGACGATGAAGACTAATCTAAACTTAGATATTCTAGTTAAACTTTATAAGCGTAATAGCAACATGGTGTTTAAGAATTGCTACCACTGCGGTAGAAAGATTATCGTAGATAAAAGAGAGTTACGCGTAGATAATAAATGCTCATCGTGTTAAAACTTAATACAGGCGTCAAAGCGGTTATTGGTTCACTCTCCCGCTAAGGCTATCCATGAAGCCAACCCCTTCGGCTGAGATAGACCTGCGCCTTACTAAATAAAGAAGCCCCCTAGACTTGGCTAGGGGGCTTCACTATTTAAGTAGCGATTACGGTATTAAACAGTTGTCGTTAGAGCAGTACTTTTCACCGATTGCATCCGCGGCCATCCCTGCATAGACGTCTGTGAAGTCAATAGGAAGCAATTTAAATGTATATTTCTCATACTCATCTTTATTTATTTGCGTATATGGCATTTGCGGATAAGTCGCGTTCCCCATTGGTAGGAAGGAAACGGTTTTGAGTTGTCCGTCAAACATGTGAAGTACAGTTCCTACGGCGTCCTTTTCAGTTTCGGCATTGAAGGAGATAGTCACAGATACAGAGTTATCAGACCAGTGGCGTTGGGCAGTAGAGGCAAGCGACATCTTTTCAAAGATAGACACGTCTTTCTCTGAACGGAGAGCCTGACTCTCAATTGGGAAGAACACTACGCTAGTAGTTTTTGGTGACTCCGAAGCCTTTTCTACTTTATAACCCGACGCTTTAAACAAAGGTAGCATTGGGTCTTCATTAGAAAAGCGGATTGCACGAAGGAAGTACTGTCCCCCAGGTGTCCAGTGAACCCCAGGAGATTCACCAGCAAGAATAGATACAGTTCCGCTTGGCTTCACAGTAGTAGTCTTAATAGATTCGCGGATACCTAACCACTCGGAGTATGTGTGGTCGTAGTCTTGGATAACCTTGTAACCAGCGTCCATCCACTCACGAAGTACAGGCATACCCACGCGGTCAGCGAAGTTAGCCACACCAGACATTGAAGTTCCAATACGACGATTGCGTTGCATGATTGCGTTAGTTTCTTCCCAGTGGGTAGGCAACAACGTAACAGTCTTAGCGTATAGATACGCAAACTTTAGAGTACGTAGGTAATCTTCTTTAGAGTCGTGGCGGTTGAGGTAAGTTTCAACCAAGGTACAGCACTCAAAGGATTCGAGTGATTGCTCGGCGCATGGGTTGTAGCCCGCGGCTCGGTGGTCTTTATTATTAGGTGGGTCGATAAGACGTCCATATTTACGAGTAACGTCCATCCAGATAACTCCAGGCTCACCATTGAGAGCGATACCCTCAACGATATGTTCTAAATTAGAGCCTACTGATACCTCAACAGAGTTATTAGACATCCAAGCCCAGCCAGGATTTGCAGGGTCGTAGGAGTTGCGTTCAGGATAGACCTCAGGGTTCTTTAAATTTAAGAAATCCTTGTCGTCCAGTCTGCCCATTAGCAGCTCAGCAGAGCGGCGCACATTGCCCGAGACCACACAGACGCCTATTAAATTACCGATATCGGCAATATCTTTGCGAGTTAACTTTTGAGTAGCCCGACCTTCAAATAAGGTATAGATATAGTTGTGTAGTTTGGCTAGTGGCTCTGGGCCAGCAGACGTGCCGCCGAAGGTTTTGATAGGCGCACCCGCTGGTCGTATAAGTGTGTAATCAAATACCCATCTAGGTTGGTCTGGTTTTAAGTAGGAGTTGATGAGCATGCTAACAGAGTCCACCCATCCCTCGCGGGTATCTGGGATTTCCCAAGTTTGAACATTAGATTCGTCGCGGGAAGGCTCGTAGATTGTGAAGTCCTTGTCCGCACCCTTGTCGTCAAAGCCGACGCCCACACCCAACATTGATGCTTCCATTAGAAAAGAAAATGGTTTGGCGGGGTCTAATTTAGACATGCTAGAAGTAGATACGAAAGCACAGTTCTGCAGTGCTGCCGAGTTCTTGAGCTCATTGACAAGCGGGGTACCCATAACCCACAGACCGCGGCCTGGTGGTGTCCACTTTAAATTAAACAGGCGGTCAAACGCTTCCTTAGCAGAGGCTTGGGCCCTGGTATCGTTCCAAGGTAGTCGACTGGTTTTGCAGTGGTCTTTTTGTAGGGAGTACATGCCCTCGATTACACGCTGGCAAACATCTACCCAAGTCTCCTTAGTTCCGTCCTCTTTTAAGCGAGAGTAGGTGCGAAGGAAAGTAATCTCACCAACCGAATTACCGCCCGCATCTTTATAACCCCAAGGTACTTTCTTGCTTCGATACTCCTTTAGGAAGTCCTCGGTTAGTCTAAAAGATAGGGGCATTTGTTTCTCCTTTATCGGCGGGGGTGCTAGTCTAGTGATGAGTTACAGCCTATTTCAGACTGTGTATATTTAGTTGTGTGGTAGTGCTATTATCAGGATAAGTAAAACTACTTATCCTCGGTTAAATCTTTAATAATCTTGGTCGTCTCGGCCTCATTTAGACCGTTGTTAGGTAGTTCTTTTAGCACCTGAGCCTTGTCTCCGAAGATAGAAGATAGCACTCCTGCCGAGCCTTGACGCTCTACGGTCATGCGAATAAACTCTCTTGAGTCGTCTAATTCCTTGACCGTCTTTATTAATTTAAACAGTCTGTCTATCTCTTGGGAAACGTTCGGGTCGGCGTATCCACCATTCATTTCTTCACTAAAACGCATAAAAGCAACCCTTTGACCTTGCATTTCGATGATTGCATTGATGAGGCTCTTGAGTTGGTCTTTGCTCTTTACCTCTACTGGTAACTTGAAAGCACACATAGATTGGGGCTTGAAAGCGGGGCAGTTGGCGGCTACGAAGCAGGTGTCGCACTGGCGCAACGTACCTGATTGCGAGGTAACATGCACGTTGTCGGTGATGACGCCATCGCCATCTACATCGGTCTTAACCTCGTATCCGAACACTGGTAAATTGATAATTTCATCGGGGTTACGTGGCATAAGTTTCCGCATATCTACCCCCTTATTATCAGCATCCGTAGGGGTGATTTCGGTGTTTGGCGTACCCGCCTCATCCTGATAATAAGACTCTCCCACTTTGTTTATCCTCTCTTCAAAACGTTCGTAAGACCATACCGCTAAGCGGCAAACCTCTTTGTTGTCGTCCTCGGCTATGAGGTCGGCGTCGATTCCAGCCTTGGTATAAACGTGGTTATACCTTGAACGGGATTGCTCCTTCATACGCTTGGGGTAGCGCATAAGCCTAGTACCATCCCAGACGATTGTCTCCCCATGAGTCATGGGAGATAGCCACGAAAGGGTATGGGCAGTCTCGGCTTGGATTGAGCGAAGGTTGTCTGGCTTGGCACATCCTAGCGCATGAAACCTAGTTCCCTGACGCTTGGTGGCGGTTCTGGTGGTGGAGGCCAGCCTGGTCTCTGACTCGATGGCTGCCCCTGGAATTCCGATATCTAAATAGTTATTTATCAGTCTATTGAGGTTATCTAAACCTAAGTCGGGATTCCATACGGGCAGAAACTTACCTGGCGGCACCTGGGCCCAAGCTGTGCGGCGTTGTTCCTCAACGAAGGCTGGGTCTACAAATCCATAATTAAGTTCAGCAAATAAAGTTAATCTATCAATATTCATCGCTACAAACTGCTCGTAGGCAGCTGCAAACTCCTCCAGCTCCAGGCGGCCCATCTTGGCAGACATAGGGATTCCTGGATATAAATATACATATGAGTCTTTTGGGAAGTAGTTATCTATTAAGTAGGGCTTGGTTTTAGGCAGGCCTCGACGCACCAACCCGTGAAAACTGATGCCCAGGTGGTTAGCCGTGGTGGTTTCAAGAAGGGTTCGATTGCTGGGGACTTCACATCCCATATACACAATTTGCATTACAGACGGTCTCTGCGGGAGTCGTTGTCGTACTCGTCCTGTTGCCTGATTAGTTCATCTTGAATTTGGGCCCATGGCTTGAACCCACGCTTTAAACCATCTGGTCTGAAGTTCTCATTGGTGTAGATAGGGTGCATAAACATAATTGTTGTTATCCCACGTACTAGCAACTTAATTGCCAAGTCTGGGTCTGAGGTAACTACATACTCAACTGGCCCTTGTGAACGAATCCACTCTACGTGTCGTAGTTTTGGTTCATCCCCTGGGAAAGGGACATCCTCTAACGCAACTAGGTCGTCAAAGTTATTAATGCGTTGTTGGCGTAGCCAATGGTCTGCTTTTTCTTTATCTTCACATAAAATTAAAACTCTGTGTTTTTCTTTTAAGGTTCGATAAAACGCAAGGCCCTCAACTATTGGATGCTTTTTGTGATTACGCAAAACCTCATCCATAAATACCAATATTGCCACGTTTTAGTTCTCCTACTACTTTTTGTTAATTAAAGCCCGCCTAATTAATGTGTCTGTACTTGGTAATTCCATACCATAAGTTTGCTTCTCAAACTCTGCTTTAGAATCATCTGCAATTTCTTTCATTTGCTTTAGTGCCTGGACAATACCACTGGCCTTGCCAGATTGCCAGCGGTAATTATGCACATCTGCATAGCCTTGCCCGCCTGGACTAAAGGCATACTTTCTACCTTGGTGTATATCTTCAAATAATGATGCACCTTGTTCAACTGCTAATTTTAATGCTGCTTCTGCATTTCTACGTGCAACGTCTGTTGATGCTGCACCTATTTTAGATAATGCATCTGCATACCTACTTAAAATTTCTGTAGCCATTGAAGTATCTTGTGCAACCTTTCGTTCCCACATCTTGTTGACTGGTACCCCGCGAACCTCTGGTTGTACTGTCCAGTCATCTGCGGTTAACGAGTAAGCAGCATACGGTTTGATTGACCGTATATCTGATTGGGCGTTAACATAGAACGTCAATTCAAATATGTCAAGGAAGTTTGCAGTGTTTGGGTGAATCTGTCGTAGGAGGTCGTTGAAGGTCTTGGCGATTTCTTTATCGCTAAGCCCTCTGTACTCTGGATTAGATTGTCTAAATATTAAATAATTAACCCCAATTAAACAGTCCAGGTCAGCTGGTTTACGAGCTGCAGTCCACTGGTAGCTTATAGCTGAGCCAGCTAGCCAGACGTGGCAGTAGGCCTCTGGGTTCTTAAACTGTGTTTTTAAATGTGTAAATAGGATTCTTAATATAGATGCCCTGGTAGATGGCACAATCTTGCCATTTCGGAACAGTCTAGGGTCTAGACCAGCTGAAGGAGCTGCGAAGTAGGAAGTCTCTGACGGCTCTACCGACACTGGTCGGGCTTGTTGCGCCAGTGTTTTTTGGTAATCCATGTTCCTAGTCTATATCTTTTTTATGACTTTCTTTGTACTTAACGTCGCTATCCCACTCAATTATGCGATGGGTTTCTGGTACATCGGTCTTTACTGTGTTCATAAAACCACAAGAGGCATGTGAATTAACAAATTGGGTTGCCCACATTATGACGAGTGTTTCATTTCCAACTTCTGCAACATCAGCCTGAAAACTACACTCACACTTGCATGTCATCTCGATGAAAGCCACGACCGCCACCTATCCCTAGTTTTGTACATACAGTATACCGCTGCTGTACGGGCTAATGTCTAGTGTATGGGGATAGGTTTTAGTGAATTTTGGGCTAATAAGCCTATTTGGTGTACAGACCCTTGGCCTTGTTATGCTTCATCATGTTGTAGGACTTGACGGGGCAGAAATCGCATAGGTGCATCTTTGGCGCCTTGCTAGAATCTAGGCCCGCTTCTCTACGTTCTGCAGCGGTGCCTGCCGTTAATATCTTCTTATCTGTCTTGTAGTCGCTGCATTGTCCTTGTGGACGGTTGTGTTGAGCGAAACACGTCATAGCATCAGCTGAGAAATTAGCCTTGGTTTCGTAAAAATTAGTACCAAATACATCTAATCCAGGCGAACCACCCTTTTGGAACTGCTCAACAATCTGCTTCTTACCGTCTGGGTGTTGCCAAACTAGCAGGTCTGCATCAGCAAGCATGCCTCGATGATTAGGGTGACGCTCTACCATCTGGTGTAGGAAAGGGTTTTGGTTTTGGTCGTGACCAGGCTTACCATCAAACGGGAAGCGGTCATCGTAAGGGATTTCGTCTACGCTTTTGCAGTCGTAGCAGGCTAACAGAAGTACCTTAGGACGGTCTTCTGGCTTTTCCTTGGGATTTAATTTAGAAAGGTCTAGTACCATCAGATAAGACTAGCACATTATTTGCCGAACAGGTTACGCATTACCTCGGCTGTGTCTTCAATCAATGGGTTGCTCTCTTTTTTAACCGCGCCACGTGGGGGAAGTGGGGCAGGTGGTCGCATACCAGGGGCGGTCGGGCGCGTGCCAATTGGGGCAGTCTTTTCAGATTTACGGGTTGCTATGTTTTGGGCCATAACTTTTTGCATAAGTGGCTGCAAAAGTTCTGTTCTCTTTCCCTTGTCATCTACGTTCTGTATAAAGGTACGGCGTGGGAAGGATGTATCACCATTCTCATGAATGACAATATCGTCACCCAAACCGTTGTTCATTAGGTGACTTAAGATAGCCTTGTGGTCTGCGTTATTGCCATCGTATCTAAATCTAAAATGGTTTGTAGTATCTATAGGAGTATCACGTAGGGATTGCTGACGGTTCTCTTCGTTTTTAGCAGCCTTTGCTGCAGACTTTTTTGCATCAAACTTTGGTTGTCTTTTGTTAGGGTCTAAGGATAGCTCGTATTCTTTAGCCATTTACTTGCCCTTTGCTGGGTCTGTATTAATCTTAATAGTAGTTTTTTTACCAAATGTGCGAGTAGTGTCCGCCTGATTGTGTCTATCAACCATTTCAGTAAAACTTGCTGTGTCTTTTGCTGCCTCACCAGATTTAGCGCGGTTAGTTAACGCTGTGCTCATCTCATTGTAGTCGGCTGGGGATTGCTCCCATCGCCAATTTCTATGTCCTGCTGGCGGTTCTTTTGGTCGTGTTCGTACACCATTTTTAGCAGGACCTACAAAACCGTGCAAAACGTTTGCGCCTCTAAGGCCGTCAGGACCAGCACTTCGTCCAAAAGTACTTGAGTTGTGTTTCATACGTGCTTCTATTTGTGGCACACGACTAGGGTCGTAAGCACGGTCGTATGCGTCAGCCATGTTAGTTACCTAATGGGTTTACTTTGTTTGGCTCTTCTGAGTTAATAAAACCGTAGTTCATGTATGGATGTAGACCTGCGCGGTTAGCAGCAACGGTCTGGTCTCCCATGCCTGGTTGTACGGTTGTATTTGGACGGCGCTTACGATACTTGCCGTCTGTTGCACCCTCTGTCATATCTCCGTTAAGGGAACGTGATTCATTAGTTGCCACTGTTCATTTCCTTTCTTGCTAGTCGTCGTCCTTCTGCTATATCGGCTCCGCGAATTGGCATATTTCCAGAACTAATAGTTCCATACCCAACCCCACCAGCCATAAAAGTAGCTTTACGAACTCTTTTTCCGTCTTTGGATACTTTTGCACCCTCTTTATTATTGGATTCCATATCCATACCAATGGTTTCGCCAACAGACTTTCTAATTTTGTCGTCAGTAGTGCGTGGGTAGTCCCAACGGTCATCGGCTCTCTTTTGTAACTCAGCATCACTTGCTGGGTCACCTTTATAAAAAGTATTTGGTCTACGAGCTGGGTCGTATTCTCTGCGAGGAGCGCTCATGCCATCCGTCCTTTAACTAATCGTGAGGCCTTGATGCGGTTGCACTTAGGGCAAACGTCCTGGTCTCTCAATGATTCTACTGGATTCATGTGAGAACCACAGGCTTTACAGGCCTTAGTACCGTTATAAATGGTCCCAAGGCTAACATCTGTGGCTCCAGCCATGCCTTCTCCTGTGCTATCTGTAAATAATCCTGGGTCTTTACTCATTATCTTCCCTCGAACAGCTTCCCAGCAGTAGTTGCCTCAATAAATGCCGTACCGCGTTTTTCAGCTTTACCTACATTTTTATTAAAGTTACGAACCTTACCTGTTGCGGCCATAGAGCGAATCTCACCAGTATCGTCGGCTATTGCTTCAACAGCAGGTCTTTTTATAGTGCCAAAACCTCGGTCATACATTGAACTGTCAGAGGAAAAATGTGTACCCCTTACTGAAAGTGAACCATCTTTTATTACTTTAGGTGACTGTTCACTTGCTTTATCGGCTTTTTTTACAGCCTTACGCATTCCAGCTGATGGATTAGCTTCTCGTTTAGCTCGACTTCTATTTCTTGCCATTAAATTGAACCTCCTAATGTGTTACGGCTAGTAGACTGGGTAGTATTAGGGGTCTGGCTAAAGTCAGACTCTACACGCTGCTCTCTGCCTCTTGGCAAACGAACAATATCTTCCAATCCTAACTCTACATCAGTATAACCATATCTGTCTGGAAATAGGTTAACCTGTGGAAGGTTAGGACGAACATATTCTTGTAGTTCTGCGCCGCTCATAGTCCAAGTAGCGAGCGCCTGGTTAAGTAGGCGGTCTTGATTAGACTGGAATGGTCCTAGGTATTCCTGTGGAGGAAACGCTGCTTCTTTTGGAGCATAAAGTCCAGGACGGTCTTTATCCCATGGCTTATGTCCATAGACACCATCTGCATATTTACCTGGCATAGTTTACTTCCACTGTGGTCTCATGCGTGCCATTTGGTCTTGGCGTGCGTTGTTAACATACATTGGTGAATCGCTCTTTACAGTTGGGCCAGCCTTACCATCGTTAGGTAGGTGAGGTGCTGGCGCAATATCTGCCATAAATACGTGACGTGTACTTCTGTAAACGTTGCCGTCTTTAACAGCGTTCATCTGACGCATAATGCCAGAGTGTGGCTCAAGACCTGCTGGGTAGTAATAACTTTGCTGGTCAATTCGCTCACCGCGGTGCACACCACGTTGGTATGAACGCTGGCCTATTCTAACTTTAAGTGAGTCGAGCACATTTTCAGAAGGTGAATTAGGGCGACCGCGGTCATCACGACGTGTGCGGATAGTGCCCAGGTATCCATCAGGATATTCTGCTTGTGGTGCTCGACCTACGCCTATTCGAAGTTCATCAAGCTCATTACGAGCAACAGGAACACCACCGCCACCGTAGTTTGTATACGTACCGTATAAACCACTGGCGCCTAAGTTCTGTGTATTTTGATTTGGATTAGGCATGCCTCAATGATACGCCTAGTAGGTTAGTTGGAAGCCTTAAACTCGTGACCCTCGTAAAGGGTCCAGCCATCCATGATGTGAATTGGCTGCAAAGTAAAGGAATCGTCTGGTCTTACCCAGCCAATCATAACGCCCTGTTGCCAGTCTTCCCAGTGCTTTACTGGGCGACCATTGTCGGTTAACCCAGCGCCGTAGGAAGGCACTGCGCCATCTACACGACATAGGCATCCTGGAGAACCTGACACTGAACGGATAGGACCATCACCGTTGGCAACCGTCTTGTACTGAAGTTCCTGGCGGTGTGCATGACCAAATACTGTTGAAACGTGTGGGTTCTTGTTTACATACGCTGAAGCTGTTGAACCATTAGAACGCACCGTTGTTCCGTGGATAGCACGTAGGTGTGGAGTAATCCAGTACTCACCCGCTGGGTAAGCGCCCACATAATTAATATCAAGTTCTTCTAGTCGTAGCAAATATTGAATAGACATTACAGGCCAGTCTTCAGGTTTAGCGTTAGCTCGCTTAATACCCTTTGACGCCATAGCGTTCATAACCACATAACGCTGCATACGGCAGTCGTGGTTACCTTCTAGCAAAGTAATCTTTGCATCTGGACAGGTAGCGCGTTGTTTAGCAAGTAGCTGATGACCATAGTCAAGGGCTGGCTGCACTGTATGAGCAAACATCTCTTCCTGTGCGTACTTACCCATTGTAGGTAGGTCTAAATAATCACCTAAATGGATAATCTCATCTACACCGTACTTCTCTTCCAAGTACGCTAGTAATTGAAAATGAACCTCAATAGCAGCTTCATCGTGAAATGGGTCCATAGTTCCATCTTCATACTTACGGTACCCAATTTGTGGGTCTGGAACGAACATAATTAATCGTCCATCTTTTTTACCCTTGCGCTCTTTATAAGTAGCGGGCTTAATTACTGTTGGTTTTGCTGGCTGTATGGGTGGCCACGACCAATCAGTTTTAGATTTAATAGCAACCCTATCAAATATGGATGATAGCGTTTCATTTACTTCTGGCATGTGCAGTACTCCTTAAAGTGTGAGCGAAAGGCAGTAAGTCCCATAGGTAAATTGATGCCAGCTTCTTGCAACGCTTCAAATAGGTTCTTAATATCTACGCTTCTATTTTCATTTTTTAGGCTGTTAAATTTTTCTTGGTCTTCTTTAGATAATGTGTTTACCCACTTCTGTGTCTTACATTTTTTGGGTAGTTTTGCATCAGCAATAAACCCATCTAATATAGACCCCAATGTATCCTTTGGCATACGACCTCTCTCTGATTAAAGGATGATTCCGTACAATAGCCTATCACACATAAGGTGTTTGTATAGCAAAACACCCACGATTTTTGTCGTGGGTGTTTGACCTTGTTATCGTGATTGCAAGGTGGACGTCAGTGGACGTCAGTGGAGTCGTACTATAACCTGGGTATAGTGCTACTTAATTTTAACTGCTTTTTCTTTCTTTGCCTCGGGGACGATGCGCTCTAAGGAAATGGTTAGGAAACCATCCTCAAGCTTTGCGTCTCCTACGACAACATCATCGGCAATGGCAAACTTTTGTACGAAGTTACGTGCTGCGATACCTTTGTATGCGTAGTCAGCAAGGTCTTCTCCACGGTTGCCCTCAACGGTGATGATGTTCTCTTTGTACGTAATTTTAACATCATCCTTTTTGAACCCCGCAATAGCAAGCTCAATCTCAGCCTTATCATCAGGCAAGTGCTTAATATTGTAGGGTGGATAGGTGCTTTTAATACGTGCGTCTTCTAGCTCTTTAAACATATCTAGTTGACGGTCAAACCCAAAAGTCCACGGTGCAAGCATATTCTGCAACGCTGAAAATGGGTCTTGGACGGTTGGTTTTAGTGTTTGATACTGTTGAATTACTTTCGGCTTTTGTATATCCCACTGTTCGTGAGGTGAACCCTTAGGGTAGCCGCCATTCATGCCTGAAGCCATAATATATCTCCTTAGACGATATAACTTTTTGTGACCCTCCGAGTGAGCGGTCAGCAATAGTATACAACAATCTAATTTAGAATATATTCCTGAAATGCCAAAGGCCCCCAGTTACGGGGGCCTTTGCGCTATTTAGTTTTAGTTGTAGTCAGCCGTACCATCAGAGAAGTTTGGCTTCGTACGGTTTACAGCAGGAGCAATGATACGCCCATTTGCCTGAGTGGATGTTGCTTCTGGTGCAGTTGTTTTCTGGAAGTTAACTTTAATTCCATAACGAGCGCCACCAGTCGCAGTAACAAAACTGCGGGAAGGCTTTGCCTGACGGTATGGGTCGGTTCCGCCCTTGGCGTTACCAGTCTTCTTCATTAACTTGCCTTTAAGCGGTGCAGCAACCTTAGCTGGCTTTGCACCCGTCGCATTAGCTGCGGAGCTAGAAGTCGGAGCTAGGGGCGCCGAGTTCTTTGATGTATCTTTTGTCATTTACAATCCTTTGGCCGAAGGTATAAAAAGGGTAAGGTATTTACGTGGGAAATACAGGGTTAACGTGCGCTGACATCGAATACGATGGCAGATATCTGGCCGTCATGGCTTTCAATGCTGGTAAACCCTGGAATACAGATTAAATCCATGCCTCTAGGGGCTGTGTACCCACGGGCAATGGCGATGGCCTTTACGGCCTGATTAATAGCACCAGCTCCTACAGCACGAATCTTGCAGGCACGGGTCTCATAAATGCTATGAGCGATGGCAGATGCTACGGCTTGTGGGTTGGAACCAGCGCTTACGCGTAGAACCTGGTCGTCTTTCTGTTCTTCTGACATTTAATACTCCTATTAGTGATACTTGTTATTGGAGTATCCATTATGTACTTTAAATTAGATTTGGTCTGTCCAAAGGGGTTGGCGCTTTAGCAAACGTTCCACATATTGAGCACTCCATATCCAGCAAATACTGAGATATCTCGTAGTCCTGGAAACTAGCCTTAATGTTCCACAAACTGGACTCACAGTGAGGGCATTCATGGCATACAAGGTTTTCATAGGCCATACTCCCCGTAAAATCGGGTTTTAGCTCTCTAATGCTCTTTGACATGTCTGCAATTTATAAAGTCTCGGGATACATGGCAGGCTACATCCAGGTAAATTGAGGCATTTGTAAACAGGTCTTCTGGGTGATTCAAGCGGTCGTCCCCCTGATTGCCCCAGTTATGTTTGAGGTATTCCCGAAGTCCTGGGATTAAGGCGTCTACGAACTCATCGACTGTCATCCAGCCGTCCTGTACTAAATCTTTATTCTTGTGGTTCTTCGGCAAGACCGTGCTCCTTTTTAAACTGATAAAGGGTATCCATAAATGTTTTCTTTGATAACTCCATCTGCTCAATCTCTTCTGCAGATAATTTATCTTTGCCTTCTTCGTATAACTTTAAACCGTATTGAAATTGAGCTTCTAAGACCTGTAGTTCCTGTAGTCGGCGCTGCTTAACAAATGCCGCCGCCTCTTCCTTACGCTGTGCTCTTTTATCCTGTGTCTTACTCATCCTTGGCCTCCCCAGCCTCCACCTTTAAACTGTACAGCTGGCGGTGTATAACTTTTAATCATAAACTCACCGCAACCTTCGCAGGCAGGGCGTTGTGTGGCGTCAAATGCAAAATGCATTTCTACTGTACGGTCGCACTTCATACACGTGAAGTCGTACTTTGGCATTTAAATCTCCCGATAATCTGGATTCTGTACCTTCTGGTAAATAGCCTTTTCATACGCAAGCGTACCATCCCCTGAGCATAGCCGCGCAAGCCCATACGCATCACAAGCGTTGTCGTCAGTAAAGGTCTGCCCCCATTTTTTGTAAGTATGCAGAATCATCTGGTTCTTCTGACCTGAGCCTGCGCCTGTTACATACTTCTTTAGCGTAGTTGGGGGGATTATCAATGGGTACTTGTCAATATCTGCCAACTCCATCTTAACTAGGCCACCAAGCTCACCTAGATGGAATACCTTACCTTTAGCGCCCATCGCGTAGCCTTCCATGGCTACATCAAGGATTTCTATCCTAGATATCCAATCACGGATAAATGCACGTATATCTAACATACGTGGCATACCTTTGTTGGTGGACTTATAAACCTCTGCGTAATAGGTATTGTCTTTATACGCACACATAGCAAATCCTGTAAAGGACTGGTCTATACCTAAGTAAACTGGGCTACTGCCAGTCAGGGATAGACCTCCTTCAATTTTTTTAAGGGGCATACCTATTAAATCCAGTAACACGACCGCTAGAAGTTCTACGAGTTAGCTCTCGACTAGTCAAAGAGTAGTAGCGTTCGATGTTATCTAGGTATGTGCGAACCATCTTGTGATAAGCACGGGCATAAGAGTAGGCATCTGATAATGCTTTAACCTCTGGCTCTGCCTCTACCTGAGCTCTAAGTAACGTGGCCTTTTCTGAAGCCTTGCCTGAGGTCTTGGATAACAACCCAGCGTTTACAGACTCACTATAGAAAGCCTCGGCCTCCATCTCTGCCAACTCAGCACAGGCGGCTTGAGTCCGCAGGAAGTTCATGTTCTCAATGTACTTGCTTGCCATACCCATAAGCTCAGTGTCATCTACTAATGTGATATCACTAGGGAAATCTGGCAATTCTAACTTAAGGGAGCGCTTAAATGGCAAACCCTGCTCTTCTAACTGCTTTAATACTTGTTCGCTTATACCTGTAGCCGATAGTTCAGTCATTGTATCCTCCGCATCGTTCGCAATTACCCCAACCATCGATATTACACGGTGGTGGTGTTTGGTTGTTTACCGCTTCAACAATCTTAGCAGCAGCTTCAAACAAAGGTGCAATCGAGAAATCACTCTTTGGTATAACGAATTCTTTAGGTTCTTGTGAGGCCTTGTTCTCGTAAATAATTACAGCCTCTTGTGGAACTACCTCCATATTAAGTAGTTCAGCAAGCTTCATGTATATCTGTACCTGATTAATGTGGGATTCAAACGGCTCTTTAATTGCTGCAAACATTTTATCTAAGTCGCCGTTGTGCTCCATGAATAGCGATGGATTTTCCCAGCGTATGGTTCCCGCACCTATAGACTTAATCTCCAGCATCAATGGCTCACCAAGGTTTAATAGGATGCCGTCTGAGTGTCCGTTGATTCTCAATGGTTCATAAAATAATGGGACTTCACGGTATTCCAGCGGCCCTTCGTGGCAATCAGAGCCACCAAAAAACATTTCGCCACACTCTATGCAATACCACTTACCGTACAACGTACCCATATCCTGAAACCAACCCTGCCACTTAGCGTGGATAGCATGACCTTCAGCAAATATAGATGCGGTACGCAAAGTCATAGTGCGATTAGATACTGGGGCTTTACCCATTAGATGATAGTAGGAAGCTCTGTGGCACCACTCTTTTTTAACCATATCAGAGGGATGAAGCACGTCGGTACGACGGCTTAGGTCTTTTGGCTTTGCAATTAGGTGACGCTCAAGTGAGCCTAATACACGTGTTTTCTTTCTAGACACGTCGACAAAGGCTTTCAGTGCTCCTGTTATTTCTTGTGGTTTCGATACTTTCATCCCTAGACCTTATCATCAAATAGGTGTTCCTTTAAAGTGGTTCCATCTTTTTTTAGTTTACGTTTTAACGCGTTGCGTTCACGGTGGCTAAGACCGCCCCATATACCGTGCTGTTCATCCATCTGGTCAGAGTACAGCAGGCACTCCCTGCGTACAGGGCACTCTGGTAAACCGTCTTTACCAAAGCATACGCCCTTGGATACTTCTGCTATTTTTCTATATTTAGTTTTGTCACGTGGAGGGAACCAAAGTTCCGTATCCAAGCCACGACATTTAGCGTTATGTCGCCAGCCCTCTACGTGCCCTGCGTCGTTGAACAAGTATGCTCCTGAATATTCTGGCGCATTTCCAGAAAGTCATTTTCAGTAAGCAATATGTAATTATTATTGTTTAAGCTGAATCCGAGGACAGGTGTCCGACTGTCAACGATGGCTTCGTTAACAATCTTTTCTAGTACTGCTGCCTTGACAGTTACCTGAGTTTTGCCAGTCCACTTGTGTTCTATTAACAAGTCCTTAGACCTAACATCACCCTTACGACTCCAAAACGCGCCACTGGCAGCACTACGCTGACCACCAACAAGCTTTGCCAATCGCTCCTCGTGCTTCTTAGATTCCTTTTGGCCCTTACTCCTCATCGGCTACGAACTTAGAACCTGCCCGTAGGGCATCTAGTACGTCGCGCTCAAGCAGTTCCTTAAGGTCAATCTCTTCCCGTATAGCGCTAAGCATACCATCTTGACCCATCCACTTTCTATCCCCGTAGTTGTAGTAGGCGCCAGTGCGCTTGATGACCTTATTAAGGATACCCATGGCCATAATCTCTTTGGCAAAATCAATCTCACCTGCTGGGATGTGACCACCATCGGCGAAGTAGAAGTCAAATACAGATACCTGTGAAGGGGCTGCGGACTTGTTTTTTAATACACGGACCTTAATTGACTGACCAATACGACGCTTTTCTTGCCCTGTACCAGCCTCAATCCACTCATCTCTACGCACCTCACAGCGAGTAAAGAACGCATAGTCCTTGCCTAGACCACCTGGGGTAGTTCGAGGGTCGCCGTACATGACGCCAATCTTTGAACGCCACTGATTAATAATGATGCCAATGAATGGGCGCTCTTGCTCTACTAGGGAGCGCTTAGATGCCTTGCCTACCTTGCGGAAGAACTTGTTAGTCAGGAGGGCTCCACGACCTACAGTAGATTCCTCCATCTCCTTATCGTCCTCTGCTGAAGGGACCAAGGCAGGTAGCGAATCAAGAACAATACAATCGACCGCTCTACTTTCTGTAAGTTGGATAACGGCTTCATAAGCTTCCTCCATAATATTAGTTGATACTACGTAGACTCGTGAGGTATCTACGCCACACATAGTTGCGTAACTATCTACCCACTGCTCAGCTGCTACCCATACAGTAGTAAATTCTGGGTTTGCTTTTTGGTTTGCTGCCACAGTCTTTAATGCAATAGCGGTCTTGCCATTACTGGCTTCACCAATTAATTCGTGCCACTGATTAGCAGGCCATCCGCCACCAAGAGACACATCTAAAGCTAAAGAGCCTGAGGTAAAGCGAGGCGGCTGTTCAATAATCTCTGAACCTATTACAACAGTTCCATCTCCATACTTTTTGTTAATGCTTGCAATAGTTTTAATTAGTTCTGCATTTTTCATTATTCAATCTTTCCAATAATAACGCCTGGATTCCATCCGCCAGACTGAACTTGTCTAGATGCCTGTGCAGGGCCTGCACTGCCTTGACCTGAAACTATTCCTTTACCCATACCACTACCTGATTGGACTATTGGATATCCGCAATCGTAACATCGTTTTCTAGATTCTGGAGTAGCCCCACCGTAGTTGTTACTACCGCAACCAGGGCAGCGCTCGGCTTGAGGCGTCATCTGTTGCGTTGGTGGGTACTGTGGCTGTGGCGACTGGGCGTACGTCGCAGGTTGAGGTTGCACAACACCTTGTCGTTGTGGCTGTTGAGGTGCTGGAGTACCTAACTTATTTGCCCACCAATTACTGCTCATCTAATATCCTTTTCTCCCATTCCGCTTCCTGTATTTCGCCTGGCTCAATTAAGCCAATCTCCATAGCAGAAGCGAAGGCCCCAATAATAGCGGATAAACTGACAACTTTATACAGCACTTTCATAGTATCTAGTTCACGTTCAATTTCTGCTTTATCATCGGGGTTCCGCTTTATAATCTCATCAATCTGTACCCCAGTAATAACGTCTGCTGCTACGTCAGCAATAGCGTGTAGGTAAGGAAGCAGGTACTCGATGTTGTCTAAACGGGTATTGCTATCCTCACGCTCTTTCTCGTCGCCTTCAGCGCTAGCCTTATTAAGACCAATAAACTCTACAACCTCGTTAGGCTCACCTAACTCTGTATCGTAGACATACCATCTAGCAATAGTACTTAAAGGTATATCCTTTTTAAAGTACTCAACCTCAAACTGCTCGTCACGTTTATTAAACCATTTACCAAAAAAACTCATTTCGCCTCTCCCCATCTTTGCACAACTGCAATGTCCGCGATAAGCGGGATATCTAGTAGATTGATGCCTTCCATAGCTTCTCTAATTGCCTCTCTAGTTTCTTCAACTAAGTTATCAGGAGCTATAGTCACCAACTCATCGTGAACGGTAAGAAGGAGGCTGGCGCCTTCTGGTATTAAATCGTGCGCTCTAATCATAGCAAGCTTCATAATGTCTGCAGCAGACCCCTGAATACGAGTATTGAACGCTTGACGCTCAGCACCAGCACGCTCTCCTGGGTTTCTGCTGTTTATCTCTGGTAGGTAACGCTTACGACCTAGGACCGTGGATACAAATCCAGCCTTCCTAGTCACTCCAATAACCTTGGCTCGATAAGCGCTAACGTTTTGAAACTTCTCACCGAAGCTACTTAGCAATCCTCTAGCCTCAGTTATAGAACAGCCGATAGAGCGAGCAATCTTGTCTGGACCTACGCCATAGGCCATAGAAAGAACAAGTACCTTACCCGCAGAACGATTAACACCCATCACGTCACCGACAGTTGTATAGATATCTCCACCATCCAGGTAGTTCTTCTTCATAATAGGGTCGTTAGACATAGACGCAATAACACGTGGCTCAATCTGAGAGTAGTCAGCAACTACCAGCTTGTAACCCTCTGGAGCGTAGAAGAGGTTTCGGATAGCTTTACCGTGCGCGGTGGCTGGGTTGGGGACGTTCTGTAGGTTAGGGTTACGACTTGAGAATCTTCCTGTCTCCGCTCCGTGCTGGATGAAGTCACCGTGTACTTTACCGTTGACGAGGAGACTATCTTTATACTCGACCTTTGACTTACCGCCTGTAGTTCTAACAACTTCGCCTCCTAGGTATGGAATTACATATGTAGTTAACAACTTATTGAGGTCTGCGTACTCAAGCATCGCTTTAACAAGTGGGTCTTTATCTCTATACGGTTCAAGTGCTTCGGCTGATACAGAGTAATCCTCTACAGTTAACTCTTTACCCTCTGCTTCTTTCTTAATACCTTTACCTGTATAAATCTTTGGCTTTAACCCACGACCTGAGGGCTTTGGGGAATACAAGAGGTACTGCTTTTCTCTGTTGGAGTTAATATTAAATACAACGCCAGCAGTTCTATATATATCTTCTCTTGCCTTCTCAATGTCGGCCTCTAGCTGTACGTGTAGTTTAGTCAAAGCGTCCTGGTCAATAGGTGCGCCAGCAAGTTTCATATCACACAGCACTCGTAAAACATCCATCTCTAATGCCATGATGTTTTCTACGCCAGCCTTTGCAAGTTTTTCTTTAACAACCTTCCATAGCATGAAGGTGTACTTAGCATCTAGGTAGGCGTATTTAGCAACAATGCTAAACGGATGAACCTCTACCTGAGCACCTACGCCCTTCTCCATCTCATATCCCAACTCACGCTTTAAACAGTCGTCTAGACCACAACGGTTTTTATTACGGTTATCGTAAATAAACGAGCCAACCATAGTGTCAAAGTACGGGGCGGTAGGGACTTGATTATCAAAGTATTTAGTTATAGAACAAAGGTCAAACACTAGGTTGTGACCAATCTTTAGCATGTCGCTGAAGAACAAAGGGCGCAGTGCAGAGAACACCTCTGCTGGATGTAACTGCTTAGGCGGCTCTGTAAAAATATGTGTGTGTAGCTTTTTATTTTTTGAGTAGTCAACGTCATTAAGTTTCAAACCTTTTTCAGCCTTCTTAGCGCCCTGTCCTGTAAGGGGCTTAATAACTTCATCTAACTCACCGTTTGGATGACCTAAAGGAATAACATCACCGCGGCCGTATGTAGCAAAGCTAAGCCACATAATCTCATTAACAACGGACACACCTCTACGTGGTCCAACAGTTTCGCAGTCAAAGGCAAAGGCATCTTGTTTTAGATAATAGGCAACCATCTCATCAAGTTGCTCTTTAGTAGTTATTATATTCATCGCATCCTAAAAATAAGTGAAGGCTGGGGGCTTTGCACGTGTTGCCCCCAGCCTAGCACTAGTGATTAAAGAAGGGAATTAGCGATTTCTTCTAGCTCTTCCCATGTGTGCTCCTTAATAATGGAGCGTGTGTAAGGCTCAATCTTTGCTACTTCAGCCTCAGCAAAAACTGGGTCAATGCCCCAGTCCTCTGCAAGGTCGCGAGACTTGATTGCCTGTAGGTGGTAGACAGTTTGCTGCATCTTTCCAGTACGACTAACAGCCCAATAGTTCTTAGTCAAAGGTCCCTGTGGAGAGAACTCTGCTGAGTGTAGGGTCTTATATAGACGTGGACTTGCAACCAACATCTGACGTACTACGCCTGACGGGGTGATAACTGCGATGGTGAAAGCACGCTTATCTTCAGGCTTGCTTCCAAGCTTTGTGCACAGTGGGTCGTTAGGTCCAAGTGAGACATACGACTTCTTGCCAACAGTCTTCTGTTGTAGGAAGTGTTGCTTGTAGATAGCGAAAGGACCATTCTGGTCGATGAACTTAATAACGGTGAACTCACCATCACTGAATTTAAACTCAGTTGGGAAGTCACCTGATGCGGTTGTCAGCTGTTCTGCTGCTGCCCAACCTGATTGAACTGCATTGCTGCTTGGTGTTGCTGGACGGTCATCAACAGCTGTTGTTGAAAACGCGTCTGTTACTGGCATGTACTCGTCGGTACGGTCGATTGCCATATGGCATTTCTCCTTAGTTTCGTTTGATTCATAGATTAAGCTCGGCGGACTTTATGTTCTGCCAAGCCTCAGCGATTGCGTTAGTCAATTGCTGGTTAGGCCATTGTATCCTAGTTTTATCTAGGAGTCCAGCCTTTCCAAACAGCTCTACTATCGCATCAATTTGAGCGCGTGAGTATAACCTACGCCCTCTCATCTTTTCACCATTTTTTGTTTCTTTATCAGACAGGCGGTATGGAGCCTGAGGTATGTACTCTTGTTTAATCCAGTAACGGATTGTTACAAGAGGCCTACCCAATGCCTGTGCCAAAGCACCTACCTGATAAAACTCGTGTAGTTCTCCCGACGGGAGCTTTCTAAACACAGCATTAGATGTCCAGTCAAAGTCATCTTTTACTGCGCGTTTGTTTTTTGGTTTAGTCTCTCTACGCTTTTTCTTACTACCTGGGTAGTAAGTATCTAGGTCAGAGAATAGGTTATCAATCTCGTCCACTACTCTTACCTACAATAAATGCGTAAGAAACTTTTTGTGGGAACATAGTATCAATGTCTTCTTCAGTAAGGTGTCCGTTATAGAACGCAGCCATAATCGCTGACTCATCTAATGTTGGAACCATCTTAATGCATGTATCTTTAATACCCTTTTTATTAAGGATAATTTCTGCTGCATTGATATCAAGGTTTTTAATTACGCGCTTCTGTTTCATAATCTGTTCTGCATCTTCTACTGCAAGAACAATGTGTCCGCGCTCATCTTCAGTACCAAACTCATCGATACTGTCTGTAAGTCTTTTTTTAATTTCTGTCTGACGTTTTGTCAGCAGTTCTACATTATCTTTTAACGCCTTGAACTGGCGTATATCTTCTTTAATGGCATCTGTGTTCATAAGTTTCCTAACGTTTAGCTGTTAGGTAAAACTTAATGGATGACTAGATGGCTGTCAAGTTACTTTGCGTTATTGGCTTTTGCGCCGCGGTAGCCAGTCTTCTTCTTGTTCATAGAACCTGGCTTCTTGTAACCTGCGCCGTTTGGTGTAGCTGCCTGGCGGCTAGCTAGAGCCTTGGCAATCTTATCGTGGTGCTTCCCCATTTAATTATCTACTTTAATATAATCTTCAAGGGCTTCAATAATAATGCTGGTCACTGTAACCTTGTCAGCTGCAGCTTTCTTCTGGACCGCTGTCCACAGCTGGTCTGATACGCGGATAGTACGCGTAGGGGTCTTAGGCGAGTTAGGCATCCTATAAGTGTACATGCCCAACGATAATCGTTGGGTGTAAAGCTCTCCCCCAAGGACTCGAACCTCGATAGGCGGAACCAGAATCCGCAGTCTTGCCAATTAGACGAAGGGAGAATGGAG